TTCCTATTGAAATATCTGCTATTGAAGATAGAGCGTATGTAGACATCTTAGGAGGCGAACTATTTGTTGCTAGTGCATCGAGTATTGACTTTGTTGAAGATAATACAGCAGTGCAAAATTCTAATGATATTAACTTTGATGACACTATTAGTCATAACTTCCTAGCTGGTACAACAGGCGGCGGCGGTGCAGTAAACTATACAGATAGTAGAGTAAGTGTCACAGCTCACGGATTTTCAAATGGCGATCCAGTAACATATGATACATTAGGAAATGTTGCAATCGGCGGATTGTTAAACGGTAATGTTTATTATATTAAAGTTGTTGATGATGACACCTTTGAGGTATATGACGACTTTAGTTTAAATACTCAGATAACTTTCTTAAGTACACCTGCTAACAACAACCACAACTTTACTAGATACACTGTAAACTTAACTGATAACAGTGTTGTCGTAGTAGGTCATGGATTTACAACAGGTGATGCTATAAGACTTGTATCACTGGAAGATGGTTCAACTAGCAACGCATTGCCAACTGTGAATGGCACAGAGATTGCAAGTGGTGCAAGATTCTTTGTAGGAAGTGTCACACTTAACTCATTTACTATTCATGCTCTACGTTCAGACGCACTAAGCAGTATCAATGGACTAGTTACAAACGCTAGAGATATTGGCACTAATGGTGTAGGTAGTGCAAGAGTTATTAGAAATAATGTTCAAGTAAATGCTATTGTTAACACCTCAAGTAGATTGATTGCAAACTGGAACACTCTTGCTGTTACAAACATTGACGCAGAAAATATTATTTCTGGAACAATATCTCCAAGTAGACTTGGTGCAAGTGGGGTTGCTAATACTGAGACAGCATTGTTTGGTAACAGTGAATACAAGGTTGTTGTTCAAACCTTGAAAAAAGCTAATACAACAGATAACCCTATTACTCTTACTGGTTTAAACACAGCAGGTGAGTATTATGGTGATCCAGTAAATATTGGTATTGCAAATGCCGACTATGATGCTGGAGGTACATTTAGTACACTAGGTGTAAGTCGTTTCTTGCAAACACAGTTTGATGTTAACTCAAACGGTAGTGGTGAAGTATTCATTAAAGATGGTATTGTTGATGCTGGTACACTTGACGGACTTGATAGTGCATACTTCTTAAACCCTGCTAACTTAACAAGTGCAGTTCCTGTTGATAGAGGTGGCACAGCTATAACAACCTATGCACAAGGTGATATACTTTATGCACAATCGTCAGGTACATTAAATACTTTGAACATCGGTCGTGCAAATACTTTCTTAAAGTCAAACGGTAGTACACCTGAGTGGGGTACAGCACTTGACCTTGCTGAAGGACTAGACGTTGGTTCAGCTAAACTTAGCTCTTCAAGCGATGCTCTAGGTCAAGTTTATAATACTAATGTTACGACTTTAGAACTTGGAGGCGATGCACACAATGTAAAAATAGGTAAGTCTAGCGACACGAGAGATATTACAAGTTTTGCTCTAGATTATGAAGCAACAGCATCTCAAGACGTTGTTGTAAACCTAGCAAGTATTGCTTTAGATACTAGTGAAGCAACTGCTAATGCTGAAAAAACTTTGGTATTTACAGACACTACTGGTGTAAAATATGGTATGACAGTAACAGGAAGCGGAAGTATTCCTGCTAACACAACTGTTACTGGTGTAACCGAAACTGAAGTATTTTTGAGTGCAGAAACCACAGGTACTGTATTAACATCAACAGAAATAACATTTACTTATACACCTGAAACACTTGGTGTCCGTGCAGGCGATTCTATTATTATTTCTGGAAGTAATGTCACAAACTTAGATGGTACATGGCCAGTAAGTGGCGCAACTATTGATGCAACATCATTTACAGTTAGAACTGCTGCAAATGTGACTGCTGCCAATGTAGTAGTGCAAGGTACTATTTCTAAAGATAATACAATGGTTATTAGAAATAGAGATGTTATCTTTGGTAGTGCAGAAGCTAGTGCAAGTACTTCGAGTGCAGTTATTAGAGGCGAAAACGGTCTAGGAACAAACATTGCCGGCGGCGATATCACTATACAAGGCGGATTAAGCACAGGTAATGCAACTGGAGGTAGTGTTATAATCAAAACTGGTCAAACAGGTACTAGTGGAGAAACATTACAAACATCAACAACAAGAATGACCATTGATACCGAAGGCGATGTTACAGTAACTGGATACACAAACTTTAGTGATACAAGTGCTGTAAAACTTCCAGTTGGTACAACTGCTGAAAGACCTACAGCAGCACAAGGTCAAGTTCGTTACAACTCAACAGACGGACAATTTGAAGGATATGATGGAACAAACTGGAGTGGTTTAGGCGGTGTAATCGACGTTGACCAAGATACTTACATTGTGGCCGAAACAACATCAGGTACTGACAATGACGACTTAGACTTCTACACAGCCGGTACTCGACGTATGCAAGTTGATCAAGATGGTAACTTTAACTTTGGCGACGGCTTGAATAAAGTAACAATGGCGTATACTACAGGTAATACAAACATTGCAGGTGACGTTGAAATAACAGGAAATCTTACAGTTAATGGTACAACAACCACAGTTGATAGTGCAACACTTATTGTTGAAGATAAAAATATCGAACTTGGCAATGTTGCAACACCAACTGATGTTACAGCAGACGGTGGTGGTATTACCTTAAAAGGAACAACTGATAAAACTATTAACTGGGTAGATGCTACTGATAGTTGGACAAGCAGTGAAAACTTTGAACTTGCAAGTGCAAAAGCATATCGTATAAATGGCAATAATGTTTTAACGTCAACAACACTTGGTACTAATGTTGTAAATAGTAGTTTACAACAACTAGGTACTGTTAACACAGGTACATGGCAAGCTACAGTCATTAATCCAACTTACGGTGGTACAGGTGTAAACAATGGTAGTAAAACTATCACACTAGGAGGTAGCTTTACACACACTGGTGCTCACACTCTTGGACTTACAACAACAGGTAATACAAGTGTAACACTTCCAACAAGCGGTACATTAGCAAGAACTGAAACAGGATTGAATCAGTTCGCTGCAACAACTAGTGCGCAACTTGCAAGCGTGTTAAGTGACGAAACAGGAACAGGTGCAGCAGTTTTTGCTACATCTCCTGAGTTTACAACTGGCATTGAGGCAGCAAGCACCACAATGGCATTGTTTGATGACACAGCTACTACAATCAACTTTGGTGGTAGTGCAACTGCTATAGACATCGGTGCATCAACTGGCACTACAAGTATTAACAATAACTTAGATGTTGATCTTGATTTAAATGTCGACGGTGGCGATATCACAACAAACCAAACAACATTTAACTTGTTGAATACAAATGCAACTACAGTGAATGCATTTGGTGCAGCTACAGCAGTTGACATTGGTGCTGCAACAGGTACTACAAGTGTTAACAACGATCTTGATGTTGATGGCGATTTAAATGTTGACGGTGGCGATATTACAACAAACCAAACATCATTTAACTTACTAAACACAAATGCTACAACAGTAAACTTTGGAGGAGGCGCAGCTACAATCAATGTTGGCGCCGCAACAAGCACTGTTAGTTTTGCAGATGATATAAGTGTCGCAGGCAATGTTGGTATTTCAGGAACATTAACTATACCTGCTATCGACAATGTTCCAATCGGAGGAACAACACCTTCAACTGGTGCATTTACAACTCTTACAGCAAGTGGATTAACAACCGTTACAAATAACACTAGTGCTACTAGTACAAGCACAGGTGCGCTTGTCATAACAGGCGGACTAGGTGTAGGTGGTGCAGTACATGGTGCCAGCTTTACAGGTAGCATTGCAGCATCTAATATTGATAGTGGTACACTAGCTGATGCTCGTATTGCTGTTAGTAACGTAACTCAACACCAAGCAAGTATTACAGGTACTGGTGCACTTAATAGCGGTAGTATCACAACTGGTTTTGGAAACATCAACATCGGTACAAGCACATTTACTGGTAATGGCAGCGGACTTACAGATTTAAATGCAAGTCAGCTAACATCAGGTACTGTACAAGGTACACGCCTAGGCGGTAACCAAACAATGGCAGGTGTAAAAACATTTAGTGATACTAGTGATGCAAGCAATAGTACTAGTGGTGCTGTGCGTGTTGGCGGCGGTTTAGGTGTTGCTAAAAAGATTTACACAGGATCAGGATTCTACGGTAATGGTGCAAATATTACAGCACTTAATGCAACTAACTTGTCAAGTGGAACTGTAAACGATGCTAGATTGCCAACTAGTCAAGCAGGTAAAACATTTACAAGCGATATTACTGTAAATGGTCATAGGATTGGTAGAGGCAATCAAGGCGAAGCAACAAACTTGGTGTTTGGTGAAGGCGGCAGCATTGGTACGGGTGCACAGTTTAACACAGGTATTGGTGATGCTACATTTGCAGGAGGACTAACAGGTGACAGAAATACTGCACTAGGCTACAATGCATTAAACGCTGTAACAACTGTGAGCAACAACACAGCAGTTGGTGCAAATGCAATGGAGCAAAGAACTAATGCAGGTGCAGGTAACACAGCAATAGGTAAAAGTTCGCAATCAAACAGTACTGCTGGTGATTATAACACTAGTGTTGGTATTGAAGCACTTGAACTTGTAACTGGAGATAATAACGTTGCTATTGGTGCATTCACAGGCGATACATTAACAACTGGTAGTAATAACGTTCTTATTGGTTATAACGTTGAAACAGCAGCAAATACTACAAGTAATGCTATTATTATTGGTAATGCAAGCAACGATTTGTTTAGTGTACCTGGTGTAAACTTGAGCGTAAATACCACAACATTTACATTTAGTGGCACAACAGGCTTTAGTGGTGTTGGTACAAACTTGACTGCACTTAATGCAAGCCAACTTACAAGCGGTACTGTACCAGATGGCAGAATTGCTGCTACCAGTATTACACAACACCAATCAAGTATTACAGGAACTGGTGCACTTGGAAGCGGGTCTATAACAAGCGGATTTGGAAATATTGATATAGGTACAAGTAACTTGACTGCAACCGGTAGTGTAAGTCTTGGTGCTACAAACTTGAATGGCAATGTGATTACAGGTGTTGAAGATATTGCACTTGCTGACAGAATCTACCACACAGGTGATAGCAACAACTATATTCAGTTCCATGCAACCGATCAATGGCGTGTTGTTACAGCAGGTGTAGAGAGACTAGAAGTAAACAATACTACAACTACCGTTTCTAATAACCTAAGTGTTACTGGAAGTATAACAGGTAGTGGTAGTGGTATTACATCTCTTAATGCAGATAATCTTGGATCAGGTACAGTGCCTAACGCAAGAATAAGTGGAAGTTACACAGGCATTACTGGTACAGGTGCATTAGATGCAGGTAGTATTACCAGCAACTTTGGCGATGTTAATATTGGTACAAACACATTTACTGGTAATGGTAGTGGACTTACAAGCGTTGATGCTGATACTGTTGATGGTATTCAAGGTGCTAGTTTCTTACGTAGTGATGCAAATGACACTGCAACTGGACAGATAACTTTCCAAAGAGACGGAGAAGTATTTAAGATTGTTGCTCCTACAACAAACAACTCTCCTTATATTGGATGGTATCAAGGTACAACAAGACGTGCTTACATGCAATATGTAAACGGCGGCACATTAAGATTAGCATCAGATGCTACAGGCGAAAGACTTGATATTGGCAGCGGTATTAATGGTCTTAAGTTTTATGACAATGGCACTGCAACAGCACATACTGTTTGGCACTCTGGCAACGATGGATCAGGTTCAGGACTTGATGCTGACACTATAGATGGTATTGATAGTGGGTCGTTTATACGCAGTGATGCAAATGATACTGCAAGCGGAACTTATGATTATTCAAGCACAAGCGACGATATCATTGATTTTACTGGTAATAGCACAAGCGATAATAGAGGTATTGCGTTTAACAGTAGAACAGCATTGAGTGCAGATTTTGATGACGGTTGGTTGCGTATGAATAATGCTAGTGAGTTTACAAACGGTATATACACACCAGGTAACTTACGTGCAGACGGTATTATTAGAGTTGATAGCACACGTGGTATTACCAATGTTACCGGTAGTTATGGTACTATACAAACAAGTGGTTCCGGCGTAAACGGCTGGGAAGGTTACAGCATTGACGGACGCATTGTGTTAATGCACGATGGTAGCTCAAGCACATATCTATATAACGATGTTGATAACGAGGCACACTTCTTAGCTGTAAGAAACAGTTACTTTAGATTGTATTACAATGGTGGTACTCGACTAACTTGTAACAATACTACTGTTGATGTTTCGGCATCGTTTACAGCAACAGGCGAAGTAACAGCATATTCATCAGATGAAAGATTGAAAACAAATATTCGTCCTATTGAAAATGCAATTGATAAAGTTAAGCAACTACAAGGTGTGCATTATGATTGGATTGATGAAGTAGAAGAACTAGGATTTAATCCAACTATAAAAGTCAACGATGCAGGTGTACTTGCACAACAAGTTCAAAAAGTATTACCACAAGCAGTTGATTATGCACCGTTTGATAGACTACGTGATGAACAGACTGGTGACGACATTGGAAGTAAATCAGGAGAAGATTACTTAACAGTTAAGTATGAAAAGATGGTTCCTCTTTTAATCGAAGCTATAAAAGAACAACAGGAAGAAATAGATCAACTTAAAGAAATGGTCAAGAAGTTGATAGATAAATAGAGTAAGGGCATCAAGCCCTTACTTGTTGACATCTTAGATTCTTTTTGTTAAAATAAGTAAAATAGGACAATTTATAAATGGCATTACCCCCTACCGGCTCTCAAATAACAATGACAGAAGTACGCAACTATTTTGGTGCAAGCGGTACACCTATTGTAATGAGCGTTTTAGGATCATATTTAGGTATTTCAGTTGGTTCAACTATATTTCTAAGTGCAACATTTGGCGGACTTACAACTAGTGGTAATAACTGGATTGTTTCTTCTTTGGTTCCGGGTGGAGGATTAACAAACAAACCAGTTCCTTATCTGTACACTGGTACAAGTGCTAGTTACAATGCTCAGTGGGTAGATGGAGGATCAAAACTTGCTGTTGCTTGGCAAAGCAGTTCTGGTAGCGAAATGACTGCTATTTGGAATATTCCAAATCCATACGATTTAACCAGTTTAGTAGGTGACGGTGTTCCAGACATTTATATAGACGAACCTACTAACAAAGGCGCAAATCAAATCGACTTTAACTCCGACGGTACAAAAGTTTTGACACAACATAATACCACATTGGGCTTTGGCATCGAAGGTGCTATTATTAGAACTTGTACAACACCGTTTGATACTAGTACTGCTAGTGCAACACCGGATGAAACATTTACAGACCAACAACGAAACTCAGGATATTCTGGAAGAAATGGTATTGCTTGGAGAGATGGTGGCTATATGTTCTGTTACATGGGTGAAAAATCTACAGGAGAATGCTCCTGGGAAATCTATAGAACAATGCCAGGGGGAACACCTTATACATTTGCTGGATTATATGATGGAAGTTTTCCAAATCTAGTAGGATTAGTTGACAATACAAGCACAGCATTTTATAGAGGTGGCTTTGCTGACGATGGTTTTCATTTTTGGGCATATTACATTGCTGGTAAAACAATGGACATGAAAACTCATAGTGGAACAGCTTGGTTTGACTGGAAACCCAGTACTACTACTACACAAACTGGAGGCCCAGATCTTCCAACATATGGAAGAATTGCACCAGTTGCATTTGCCCCAAATGGAACACAGTTAGTTGCCGGAGGTCCTGGAACCTACAATGGATATATAACTGCATACGAACTTAGCACAGCATGGGACTTGTCAACATGGAGTACTAAAACCACAAAACCAAATAGACACAGTGGTGCACATTTAAGTTTGTGGCATTTTGATGATCAAGCTGAGTTGCAATATACTGGTCTTAATGCTACCAATAACGGTCTTATGGAAGGTGGCGTATGTTGGAATCTAAACGGAACATCCTTTTTATCTATAATTAATCGTGAATATATTGAACAAGACATGCCTACTGCTTACGACTTTTCAAGTATTAACTCAAGTCAAGCTTCTGGATCTTGGGCACATACTGCTGCAATGCCTTTTTATTTTAGTTCAAGTACACCTCAAAATGTTATGAGCATGAAAATGCATCCGCAATCAAGTATAGGTATATCACAAGTTATTAACTATAATGGTACCTATGTTTTGATGTATAGAAGGTTAAACTCAGCAGGAACTATTGCTAATGGTGTAAGTAATAGTTATGCTAGTAGAACCATTGGTAGCACAGTAACTACAGATTTTCAAGTACAACATTTTCAAGCATACAGCCCAACGTATCTACCAACGTATCCATATATCTATCATGCATATTTACAATGGAACACTACTGCACAAACACTAGTATTCAGCAGAGGAACAAGCAGCGTAATCAGTAGTCCTAGTGCTGCAAGTTTTTATAGTTCTTTAAACTTGTCAAATATAACAGGAAAGGCATCTGCGTCATACTTTGCAAGATGTTTTGCTATGTCTCCTGAAGGAGATAAAGTTTGGGTGGCTTATAACGCAAGGTATACTCAAACACGTTTAGTTGATAGAGCTATTATTTACGAAATTTCACTTCCAACTCCGTTTCGTAGTAACAGTGCATCAATAACCGGAACATTTACACTTCCATGGTACATTAGTGCTGTAACTGGAATGGATGTAAATTCAACAGGAACGGCTATGATATTAAGAGATCAAGCTGGTTATGTTCATAGTTATGAAATACCATAAAAATCACTTGACAAAACAAACTTAGTTATATATATTATAACAAATAATGGAGATATACATGTATTCAAAATACCAAATACTCAATGTTGAACTTTCTACGGAGTTTAGCAAATCTAGAAAGCTACTTAAACTAGATTCACTAAACCTAGAAGATGAAGACATTTATAATGAGATTGTAGAATCTATTTTAGGTGGCGAATCAGAAGCTGAGGTAAATCATCCTGATCGTGTAGAACAAGACGACAGAACTCATTGGATTAACGTCATTGCACACAAAGCAGCAGCAGACTTATTAACTTTAGGTAAAGTTCAACCTGAAAATATGGTTGTAATGAGTTCTCTTCCTAGTGAAGATTTTAAAGAAGCAGTTAAGATTGCTGTAGGCAAAGCAAGAGATCTAAACGAAAGCACTATTGGTGCTGAAAAACAACTTAACTTGGATACTATTTCTGAAGAAATCGTCTAATGAAAGTAGCAATATGTGTGCCTGCACGAGACTATGTTCATGCAGGATTTGCACTAAGTTTATCTAATATTTCTTCTTTGTTGACAAAAAATAACATTGATTTTAAAATCTTTATTAACTTAGGTTCGGTTATACCTCAGCAAAGAAACACATTAGTAGATCAAGCCTTAGAGTATGATGCTACACATATTATGTGGTTAGATAGTGACATGCATGTACCTTCTGCAACAATAAACACTTTATTAGAGCATGATAAAGATATTGTTGCAGCAGCATACAGCACAAGAGTACCGCCATACAATATCACTGCTTGGCCCGATTCAAGCAATCTAAATGTAAGATTAGATGCACACCAAGGTTTACATAAAATTTGGGCAGTTGCTATGGGCTGTATGTTGGTAAAAACACATGTATATAAATATATTTCTAAACCGTATCATCAGTATTTGTACAACGAAGATACAAAAGATTTAAGCGGCGAAGATATTTTTTTCTGTAAAAACGCAAATGACGCTGGATTTGAAATCTATGTAGATGCAGCTCTAAGTCAAGAAATAGCACATTACGGAACAAAATCATTTAGGTTAAAAGATTTACAATGAGCACAGCATTTGATAAGTTTGAAAAATTTGGAAAAAAGGTATATAATGGTCAAGACGTTTTAAAAAATCATTTTTTAAACACCTGGCCTATTCACAGGACAGATAATCCAGAAGACGAAACTCAAGCATTACAATACAAAGACCAAGCAGAGTGGGTATGGATTATACATGAAGATTTAGACTTACTAGACACATTTCCTTTATATGTTCGGCCAACTGCAAAAGGAAAAGTACAAGTATTTCCTTATGTTTATAAATCTAGTCACAGAATAAAAACCTATGAATGGTGTAAGTTGTGTCCTACTAGATTTACAACTGAACTTAGAGAAAAACACGATCATATTGCAGGAGTTTATGACGTTTATCAAGGAAAATCGCAGTTTGATTTGTTTTTTATTGGAGATGAAAACTCTACACAATATAAAAAACTGCTTGATAGATTTCCACATGCACAATGTGTAGATGCTATTGATACAGCACAAGCATTGAGTGAAACTGATATGTTATGGATCGTACCAGATGATATTGACGTGACTCCTATTTTCAAGTTTTCATATCAGCCAGACGACTGGAGTCAAAAATATGCTCATATGTTTAGAAACGGAGACAGCCAAGATGGTATTGTTCTTTTACCAAAATTTTATGAACTAACCGATAAAGAAGTTGATCATAGATTTTACATCAATAAAAAAGAAGTAAAAATACTTGCAAGTAATCCTGTACCTTATGATAAACCTATTATTAACAGTTATGATGATTATTTACATGCATTAGAAAATAGTAAAACTGAAATGTTTTGGTATGTTCCAAATGATGTAGAAGTAGACGACGACTTTGATTTTGGTTTATACTTTGATCATCATGTAAAGTTTGACCGCAACATCAATCATGTCTTTTTAAATGATCAAAGTTACGACGGTATTGCACTGTTTTCAAAAAACGCTAAAGTTTCTAAAAAAGAGTTTGAACATAGATTTTACACTCATAAAAAAGAGCACGAGGTGGTAGCAAGCCGCCCAAAAAAGTTTGATCAGTTTGTAGTCAATAACTACGATGATTACAAACTAGCATTAGAGCGTAGTTCAACAGAGATGTTCTGGGCAGTGCCTGATGATGTTGTTGTTAAATCAGATTTTGAGTTTGATTTATACTTTAATTATCACAATCAATACGATAGAAACATCACGCATGTATTTTTGAACAATGACATGTATGACGGTATTGCCTTGCTTAGTAAAAATGTGTCATTAAGCGAAAAAGAAATAAACAATAGGTTTTTTGTAAAAAAGAAAGAGCACAATATTGTTGCAAGTTTTCCAAAATCTTATGATATTTTTGAAGTAGACAACTATCAAGATTACTTAGATGCAGTGGAAAATACAACAACAGACTTGTTTTGGATGAGCAGTAAAAATCTCAATATCCTAGATTATGATGTTATTGAAAACTTTTATATCAGCTACCACAGTGTAATAGATAGAAATCAACATCATAGTTTTTTACATGCTGCAAATAATGATACTTTCCGCACAGGTTTATATCTTATAAACAAAAATAAAAAACTTACAAAAAAAGAAGTCGAACATAGATTTGTTGCTAAACGTAAAGAATGGGATGTTGTTTTAAGTACCGCAGTATCCTATGATATTTTTAATGTTGAAACATATGAAGATTATCTATATGCTTTAGATAATACAAAAACAGAAATGTTTTATGCAACATCTCCTAATATTAGTATAGATTTTGATTTTAATCAGTATTTTGAACATAGTAACGAATATGATCGTAAAACAAATCATGCATTTATACATCAAGTAAATGGCAAAGACTTGTATAATGGGTTGTGGTTAATGAGTATACACAATCCTGTTAGTCAAAAAGAGATTGAGCACAAACACTTACTAAAACGTAAAGAATGGAATATTATTGCAAGTAAGCCTGTGATATACGACGAGTTTGTTGTAGAAACATATCAAGATTATTTAAATGCACTAGAAAATACAAAAACAGAAATGTTTTGGGGTGTAACAAACAACGTTGACTTTTATAGTGGCATGGTAAAAGATTTATACTTTTCTCATGACAATACATATGATAGAAATATTAATCATGCATTTATTCACAGAGTAGACAATGAAGATTTTTACAATGGTATATTTTTATTTTCAAAGAACTGTATAGTTACTGAAAAAGAAATTGAGTACAGACATTTAATAAATGTAAAGCATTGGAATATTGTTGCAAGTGGTGCAAAACAATATGACAAGTTTATAATCGAAACATATGAAGATTATAAAATTGCACTTGAAAAAAGCACAACGGAGTTATTTTGGGCAGATAGTGAAAATATAGACACAAGTAGTTTTGATTTTTCTAGTATCTATTTTACTCATGATAATACATATGACAGAACACACAACCATGCATTTGCTCATGGCGTAGATGGTAATATTCTCTACAACGGATTATTCTTATTAAGTAAGCATTCTCCTATTACACCTAAAGAGTTAGAGTATAGACATATTATTAATGTCAAAGAATGGCTAACAATAGCAAGTAAGCCTATCACATATCCTTTGTATATTGTGGATAGTTTTGAAGATTACGAAATGGCATTTTATAATAACGGTCCAGAAATGTTTTGGATGAGTAGTGCTAATATTGATACTAGTGATTTTGATTTTTCAAGTGTTTATTTTAGTCATGACAATCAGTATGATAGAAAAATAAATCATGCATTTAAACATGTAGTTGATGGTAAAGAATATTATAACGGTTTATTTTTAATCAGTAGACATTGTCCTATTAGTAAAAAAGAAGTAGAACACAGGTTTTTAGTAAATCGAAAAGAATGGGATATTGTTGCTAGTGGACCTAAAAAATACGAAGTTTACACAGTTGATAGCTGGCAAGATTACAAGTTTGCAATGGATACATGCGAAACTGAAATGTTTTGGATGACAAGTAAAAATATCGATACAAGTGATTTTGACTTTGACATTTATTTTACACATGATAACGAATATGATAGAAATATTAATCATGCATTTATACATGAAGTAAAAGACGAACAACTATACAATGGCTTGTTTTTGATGAGTATAAACAAGCCTGTAACAGAAAAAGAAATCCAGTATAGACACATTGCTGAATGTAAGTATTGGGATATTGTAGCAAGTAAACCAAAAACTTATGATAAGTTTATTGTTGAAAGTTATGACGATTATCTTGAAGCATTAGATAACTCAACAACAGAAATGTTTTGGGCTACGTCTAGAAACGTTGATGATTCTAACTTTGATTATAGTTTGTATTTTAGTCATGACAACGTATTTGATCGAAATATGAATCATGCCTTTTTGCATTGTGATGACAAGTATAATGGTATTTTTCTTCTAAGTATTAACAAACCTATTACAAGTAAAGAAATCGAATATAGACATATCATAGATGTGAAACAATGGAAAAGTCCTTGCACAAAAGCAAAACAATACGATAGTTTTGTTATTGATACATACGATGATTATGTTGAAGCATTTAGTAAAACTCAAACAGAAATGTTCTGGGGTTTATCGAGTTATACAAAGTTATGTGCACCGTTAGATATTTATTTTACTCATGACAACGAGTATGACAGAAACACTAACCATCAGTTCTTACACAAAGGTAATCAAACAAGTTATAATGGAGTAATACTTTACAGTAAACATTCTCCGGTTACAGAAAAAGAAGTTGAACATAAACATATTGTAAAAAGAAAAGAATGGGATATTATTTTAAGTGAATCTAAACAATACGATATATTCAATATTGATACATATGAAGATTATCTAGTTGCTGTAGATAACACAAAAACAGAACTATTTTGGGCAAAAACACATAACATTAATACAGATAACTTTGATTTTAGTATAGTTTTTGATTGGAATAATGAATACGATCGTAAAACAAATCATGCATTTATTCATAATGTAGATGGCAAAAAAATGTATAATGGTTTGTTTTTACTCAGTAAACATACACCTGTTACTGAAAAAGAAATATTATATAGACATATAGTAAACGCTAAAGAATGGGATATTGAAGCAAGTACAAAAGTTGTGTACGATAAGTTCAATATTGAAACTTACATGGATTATGTTAATGCATTAGAATCGTCTAATACTGAGATGTTTTGGGGATGCAGTAATAACATAGATACAAGCGATTTTGACTTTAACATTTACTTCAGCCACGATAATGACTATGACAGAAAACAAAATCATAGTTTTATTCATCAAGTTGGTGATAAAAAACTACGTAATGGATTATTTTTGTTTAGCAAGCACAGACCAGTAACACAGCGTGAAGTTGAATATAGACACTTGCTCGCAGGCAAAGAATGGAATACTGTTGCAAGTAAATCCGTAATGTATAACAAGTTTACTATCAATAGTTATGATGATTATTTAACTGCATTAGATACATGTAAAACTGAAATGTTCTGGGGTGTACCAAGCGATCTAGATATTTTAGACTTTGATTTTGACATTTATTTTTCTCATGATAATAGGTATGACAGAGAAACAAATCATGTATTTTTAAATGGGGAACATTATGACGGTGTTGTTTTGTTTACAAAACATAGTCCTGTTACTAGGAAAGAAGTAGAAAATAGATTTTACGCAAATAGTAAAAAATGGGAAACAGTAGTAAGTAAGCCTAAACCGTATGATATATTTAATATCGAAACATACGATGATTATCTTGAAGCTATAGAAGATTCGAGCACCGAAATGTTTTGGGCAACTACTCCTAATATTAAAATAAACAACGACTTTGATTTGACTATGTATTTTAGTCATCATAACAGTTATGATAGAAGTATTAATCATACATTTGTACACAAAGTAAATAACGAAGATTTACACAATGGCTTATTCTTGCTGACAAAACGTTCACCTTTAACACAAAAAGAGATTGAGCATAGACTAGTTGCTAAAAGAAAAGAATGGAATATTGTTGCTAGTGGCCCAATTAAATACGAAAAGTTTATAATCAACACCTACAGTGATTACGAACATGCTCTCAAAAAATCAAAAACAGAAATGTTTTGGATGATTCCGCCTGAAGTAAATATTGCAGATAACTTTGATTTTGATATGTATTTTTCTCATAATCAATGGTTTGAAAGAAATACAAATCATGTATTTAAAAACGGCGATGCGTGGGACGGCATTAGTCTTGTAAGCAAAAAAGTTCCGGTTACTGAGCGAGAAATAAACATGCGTTTCTTAACAAATAAGAAACAACACGAAGTTATTGCAAGTTATCCAACTCTTTATGATATTGTGTTTATTAGTAAAGATGAAGAACATGCAAATGAAAACTTTGAAAACTTATTACAAAAGTTTCCTGAAAGAACTATACATAGGGTGCATGGAGTTGAAGGTATACACCAAGCTCATATTATGGCAGCACAAACAGCTGAAACAGATATGATTTGGATTGTAGACGCAGATGCTCAAATTGTTGACAACTTTAACTTTGATTACTATGTACCTGCATATGATCCTGACAGTAGAAAAACTGTGCATGTGTGGAAGTCACAAAATCCTATTAATGGATTAATATATGGTTATGGTGCTGTAAAACTATTACCAAGAGATCTTACTATTAACATGGACACAAGCAAGCCTGATATGACTACAAGCATTAGTCCGTTGTTTAAAACTGTTAATAGAGTATCCAATATTACCAAGTTTAATACAGACGAGTTTAGTACGTGGCGTAGTGCCTTCCGTGAATGTGTAAAATTAAGTGCAAGAGCAATTGACGGACAACTTGACGATGAAACCGAGTTTAGATTAAATGCTTGGTGTACAAGAGGTAAAGATAAGTTGTTTGGTGATGCAGCGATTAGTGGTGCTATTCACGGCAAAAAATACGGTGAAAATAATAGAGGCAATCTTGAAGCATTGCGCAAAATCAATGATTTTGATTGGTTAAGACAACAGTTTGACAACTTCAAAAACAGTTTGTAGTTTTCTTTGATTCGTTTTATTTCTAAGCGTGTTAGTCAGTCCTTGATGTAATGGTTTAGGCCATTTGCTAAAACTTACCCATGCATATCCATCATGTTCATTATTTAGATTTGGAATAAACTCTTTTTCTACAACGCACAAATATGTGTGAAAATGAAAATGATCATCTTTACTAATAAATGTTTCTAAAGGCATTGTCTTTTTTATTTCAGGAAGGAAGCCTATTTCTTCTTCTATTTCTCTAGTTAAACCTTCAAATGGAGTTTCTTTTTCTTCGTTTGTACCGCCTACTAAACCCCAAACATTATTATGTTTACTGGCAGTTCTGTGTAAAAGTAAAAATCTACTAGTGTTGAGAGTATAGAATAGAGCTCCACTACATACTATCTTTTTCATACAAATAGTTATCCACCGAGTTGGATATTCCAGTTACCATGTGAATATTCGCCTTCATATGCTTGTATCCATTCGCTGCCTGTCCATTTGTAGATAATATTAGTTGTAAGATTTTGTGTATTAGTAAATGTTGTTGTAGCACTAGCATCAAATACAACGTGCCATTTTGCACCATCCCATTCAATAATATCATTTTTTCCTGCAACAAAATCTGTACCGTCATCATTTTTCCATGCATCGGGCCCGTCATAAGCAAAGTTATATGGAGTATCTCCTACATTCTGTCCTACATTATCGCTAGGATTTATATCATCTAATATCAATACTCTAAATCCACTAGTTTTATCAGTTGCTGGATTATAGTTATATGGGTCTACTATTTTATCTATGCTTGTTAAACTATTTGAACTACGTGCAGGTCCTTCTATTACGTCTCCTGTTGGCAAAGTATCTGAATCCCAGTTTATAGTAAGTTTTGTCTCATTTACTGCATTTAATGTAAATGTACCAACTATTAAACTATCTGTATTATCTTTACGTAATGTTATTTTAGATACATCTGCAACATATTGCCCCGGATATGCTTCAATGACTTCTCTCCAGTTATGAGTGCCAACATCTCTTCCATCAACAAGTTGTGCAGTATTTCCTAAAATATAAACACCATAATCTCTAAATGTTGTTGAAGTTGTTACTCTATTATTTGTTACATCGTCTACCCTTGTTGTTGTATCAAGATTGCTATCTGCAACTTTTTCAATAGGATGCGGAGTTTCGCTATATGCACTAAGTACAGGCATACTTTGGCCTAAGTCAATATCTCCTGTTGCTTCATTAAATATGTTTGCAATAATATTTGTTACAACGCCTAACTTTTTTACCTTTACTGGTAAGCTAATATATATAGGTGTACTAAACTCTAACGAACTTACATCTATTTCGCTATCAACACCTACTGGTATAGTTCTGTTACTAAAGTTTACTCTATCTAGATTTACTACACTTAAACTAGTCCAGTCAACATAGTTATCTGTTGTTTGTATTTCTAAACTAGGATTAAATAACATCAGTATTTGTTCTAATATTTGTAACTTTTGATCAGTGTTACTTGTCCATATATCAACTGCTACTCCTAGTGTATATGGACTTGGCATAGGACGTTCAATAGTATAGTTTTTACCTTGAGTATTTAAATATTCATTATTATCACTATCGTATGCTCGTTCTCTAATATTCATTTTACTGACAAATGTTGCGTCACTTGAGCGACTTCTGTCCATTTCTAAATTTGTCACATAAACACTTATGCGTGGCACCGATGGAAGTTTATTTTCACTATTTTCTCTTATGATGTTGGCAACTTGTCTAGTGATATCTCCGTACATCACAGGAATACTTGATATAGTTCCATCGTTAGTTTTATAGGTAAATCCGCTCATCAATCTAACAATTTGAGTTATGTAACGTCTAATCTGTCCATCATAAAAATGTTGCATTAGTTATCTGCCTTTGGTTTGAGTGCTTTACTCAAGCTCTGTCTTTCTTTTACAGTATCGCCTGCTATATTACTTTCGTTAGTGTTATTAACAAATCCTGTGCGCTGTGTATTTCTTGTATCGCTGTTAGAAAGTGTATGTCTTACTGCATCTTCCATTTTTACCCATCTACTTCCATCATATCTAAATAGTCTATTCGGCAAAAAGTCAGTGCGTAAAAAATAATCGCCAACATGCGTATTTGTAGGAAATGTTATACCACTACCAAATGCTTCGCCATTAGGAGGAATACCGTCGCCTAATAAGTAACCAGTATATCCTGTTCTTTCCGGTGCTTTGTTTATTCTATCAGCTTCTATACTACTAGATGCGTCTAAGTCTGTAACATCGACAGTGTTAAGTTCGGGCACTCCGTTTTCGTCAACTTGTAAAGTATACAAGTGTGTAGTATCGGCACCACTTTTAGCAGAATCTGCTTCTGCTTGTGCAACAACTGCATTGTTGATTTGCATTTCTTTTTCAAATGTACTTAACAAGTCTTTTAGTGTATTGTCTGCATCGTCATTTGCAGGAAGATCAAGTATGTCTTTAAACTCTTGACTATCTACCATTTGTTTAAGTTTTAATCTATACAAATGCGGATACCAAGTTTGTGAAAAACCTTCTGCTGCACGATTAACATCTTCTACAACGTAAAATCTTTTTAATGCAACACTGTAATCGTTTGCTGCATATTCATCAGCTAAATGGGGAAGTTCTATAACATCTCCACTCATAATTTTTCTGCCTAAAGTTTTAACACTAGCATTTTGATGTATTGTTATAAACAATGTGTCATTTTGCAAAAATAAACCAAACTGACTTAGATTAAAATCAGTGTCAGAAACATTATAGATACCCCTAATGGTATAAATGTCTTTATCATATTTTCTGTCACGATTTTCAAGGAATAACATATCTTGAATATTTCTCTCACTTTGAGTACTATACTGTGGCTGGTCTGCTGTTGCATCTTCGTCAGTAGGATTTTCAGTTCCTATAAACTTGTGTACAAAAAGGTCAGTTCCGCCAATACTAAACTGTTCGTAGATAACTTTATCTAAAAACTCATAGTCGGCTGTTTTGTTTGGTCTATATAAGCTAAGTCTTGGCATATACATATTTATCGATACGATAAATACTATTGGAGATAAAAAATGGCCGATAGTAACCTAGTAACTCAGAAACAAGAAATATACGATTATGCACACACTTTTCTAGGTGGAGGCATGGTTGATGTTGAACTTGATCCAATACATTATGAAACTGCTTTAACAAAAGCGTTAACACGTTATAGAATGCGTAGCGATCATAGTGTAGAAGAAAGTTATGTAAGTTTAAAACTTGTTGAAGATCAAAACGATTATACATTACCAAACGAAATCACAGAAGTAAATAAAATTTTTCGTAGAAGTGTTGGTTCACGCAGCGGCGGCGGAGACGGAGGTACATTGTATGAACCGTTTAATCTTGCCTACACTAATACCTATTTGCTTGCAGGAAGCGGTATGGGCGGCTTAGCAACATACGAGTTGTTTGCACAACAACAAGAACTAGTAGGACGTATGTTTGGTAGTTTTATCGAGTTTACATGGAACTCCACAACAAAAAAGCTAACTATTTTACAGCGTCCAAGAGCAGGTGAAGAAGTTCTTATGGAGTGTTATAACTATAGACCAGACAGCGAAATACTCAAAGATTATCTTGCAAAACAATGGATCAAAGATTATACACTAGCTGCTTGTAAATACATGTTAGGAGAAGCACGTGAAAAGTTCGCTACTATTGCAGGTCCTCAAGGCGGTACTAGCCTTAATGGAGCGAGTCTTAAAGCAGAAGCCCAGTCTGAAATGGAAAAACTAGAAGCAGAAGCAAGTTTAGCAGTTGCAGGCGGCACAGGATATGCATTTACTATTGGTTGACAAATATATGCGATCAATGTAATATAACTTATGCGAAAAAAGTTATTGATTGTCGGACACGGTAGACATGGTAAAGATACAGTCTGCGAAATATTAAGAGATAAACACGGATATAGTTTTGAAAGTAGTAGTGCATTTTGTTCTAAACTGTTCATCTATGATATGTTAAAAAAGAAGTATAACTATACTTCGGAAGAAGAATGTTATAAAGACAGACACAATCATAGAGCAGAATGGTATAATGCTATTTGTGATTATAACTATCCTGATGCTGCAAAACTTGGTAGAGAAATATTTAAAGCACACGATATTTACTGTGGTTTGCGTAATAAACGTGAATTTTTTGCAATGAAAAATACTGGTGTTTTTGATTATGCTATCTGGGTGGATCGAGGTGATCATTTGCCACCAGAATCAAAAGACTCAATGAGTATTGAACCGTGGATGGCAGACTATCATATTGACAACAATGGAACAGTTGATGATCTAGAGTTTTGGGTAACAGATTTAATATTTTTCTTACATAATAGACGTACTTAACCGCTAAAAACCGGTGGTTTTTAGGATTACCTGCTAAATATTACTATAAGCATCCTTAAGGAGAATAATAATGGCAGGATTGACATCACCAGGTGTTCAGGTCTCAGTAATAGACGAGAGTTTCTACACTCCGGCTGAACCAGGCACAACACCGCTTATCTTTGTAGCAACAAAGGAAAATAAATCAAATCCAGGCGGTACGGGTATAGCGCCTGGTACAACAAAAGCCAATGCAGGTAAAGTTTATGTGATGAGTTCACAAAGAGAGCTTGCAGAGACTTTTGGTGATCCACTATTTTATACCGACGAAAATAACAACAGTATTCACGGCGGCGAACAAAACGAATATGGTCTACAAGCTGCATACTCATATTTAGGTGTAGCAAACAGAGCATATATTGTTCGTGCAGATCTTGACTTAGATGGTGTTACAGCAAGTGCAACAGCAACAGCAGGAAAATCAGCAGACGGTGCATATTGGTTTGATACAAATGATTCAAACTATGGTATGTTTGAATGGAACGGCGAGGCAGCAACAACTACAGGCGGTCAAGCATTTACACTAATCACTCCTATTGTAATCACAGATACAACAAAAGTTGTTGATTATACAGGCGAAGATTATACACCAAAAGGTTCTGTTGGTATC